AGCGTGTCGAAGTAGGTCTTGAGCGTCGCCTTGACGTTGGCCCATGTGAACTTCTTGTTTACCGGCACGGTGGGGACCGCCTGGACTATCTCCAGCAGGTCGGTGTCCTCCACCGCCCCGTTCGCGCCGAGTTCCGTTATCTTGAGGTCTGCCATATTTGTGTCGGTTGTTTACGCGGGAAGCGTCCAGCAGTTAAGCGTGCCGTCTTCCACCCACAGCTGGAGGCGGGTGCCGTCGCCGTATTCGGCCTCGATGACGGCGAACCTGTCCTCCTGCCCCGTCCCCCTGCCCATCGCCACCCTCCGAACCTTGCGGAAGAAGGAGTAGCGGCACGGCTTGCGCGCCGAGTCGAAGGCGCGGAACTTCGGGTTATGGCCGGCGGACGGCAGGGCCCAGTGCCTCCCGTCATCGGAGTAGAGGGAAAGCGACGTGATCGCGAGGTTTTTCGAGGCAATCAAGGAGAGCAGTCGCAAAAATGGCGACTGCTCCCCAGGGATTGCCGCAAAGTCGCCCTTTCCCTCGTAGTGGGTGGTGCCGTCCGAGAGTGACGCGCACCATAGCGCCTTTGGTTTCATGCGTTTGTCGAGTCTCGGCTGTGCGAGCCTCTGTTAGCTTTTTCGGGCCGGAAGGCCCTACTTACCGTCTTTCGCGTTTCCGCGCCTCCATTGAGTTTTGCCCAGCCTCTGCGGGGCTTCCTGCGGGAGGGGCGGGGCCTAGTAGTAGGTCAACTCGCAGGCGACCGAGAAGTCGTCCTTGAGGCCGACGCTCACCGGGGATGCGGAGGCGACGACGAAGAAGTCGTGGCTGGTGGCCGGAGTGGTCTGGTCGGCGAGGGCGCACGGGGAGCCGGAGCCCTCCGCTTCGGTGAAGTTGGCGTTTCCGACCTCGGCGAGGCGGAGGTCTACTCCGACAGGGGCGGTGGCGGGGGTGGTGCCGTCGTATCCGTAGACCACGGCGTCCACTACCGCGACGAGCGCGGCGTCCGCGAAGTTAATCTTGAGGGCGGCGTCGGCCTCGGCGACCGAGTCTAGGTCAACCGTGCCCGCGCCGACGTCCACCTGGGAGTCGCCGCCGCCGCCGCCGGCCTGCGAGATGAACTTGTTGTTCTTCGGGGTGTTGGCGGCTGACTTGTCCGCGCCGACGGCGGTCTTGACGTGGGTGGAGGCGTTGTAGGCGTCCACGACGATACGGCTGTCGAACGTCCCCCCCGCGAACTGGAGGATGTCGGTCGCCTCGACCTCGGTGGGCGTGCCGCCCTGTAGGCTGAACGTGAATGTGGCCATTGCTGTGTTGTTTACCTCCCCGACGGGGAGGCGCGGCGCGGTGCCGTGCCTTCCCCAGTCGGGTCAGGGTGTCTAGGCGCTGACGTCCTCACCGAGCTTGAGCACGGTGACGGCGGTCGGGACCGCGAGAACGTAGCCGACGCGCTCGACGAAGCGGAGGGCCACCATGTCCTGCTCGGCCAGGTTGATGCCTGTCTGGCCGTCGGTGTCGTGGATGGTCGCCTCGGTGAGCAGCTTCGTGCGGATCTGCTGCTTGTCGCCGAGGATGGCGGCGGTCTTGAGGTCGCCGAAGATGACGAACTCGTCGTCGGCGGTCAGGGTGCCGTACTCCGGCATGGCCTCGACGAGGACGACCGGCCTGTTCCAGATCATCGCGGGCTGGTCGCCGACGGGGGACTGGACGATGTACTGGCCGTCGTCGCCCTTGAGCTTGCGGCAGGCGTTGAACGTGGACCGGTGCATGAAATACTTGGCGTTGGCCAAGGCGCCGGCGGGAGTCTTGTCCTGCATGTCGAGCAGGTCATCGGCGGAAAGGGAGCCGGTGGCGGTGGTCACGCTGTTGACCGAGCCGTTGTAGAGGATGCCGGTCCACACGGTGCCGTCGCCGACGAAGAACTCGGTGTCCTCCTCCTTGCTGACGGCCTCGACGATGAGCTCGCCGATGAGGGCCACGAGGTCGATGCCGGAGTCCTCGAGGATTTCCTCGGTCATCGGGACGATGGCCGCGAGCTTCTTGAGGACCTGGGTCACGACGGTGAACTTCGGCTGGGTGCTGGTCTTGGCGTCGCCCTCGCCGGTCCAGGAGAGGCTGACGGTGGTGCCGAGAGCCGGGATGACGCGGGAGTTGCCCGGGCCGGTGAATGGCAGGTAGCGGAACTCGCGCCGCGCGACGCCGTAGACGCCGGACTCGCTGATGCGCAGGACCTCGGTGAGGAGCTCCTCGGGGATGGTGAGGCCCGCCTGCGCGTCGTCGGGGGACGTGCCGCTATCGGACGTGGTGAGCGCCTTCGCGCCCGCCTTGTCGCCGTCGAGCAGGGCGCGGAAGAACTTGCGGGTGGTCACGCCCTTCTTGCGGTTGGCGGCGGCCTCGTCGGCGGACAGGGCCTTGCGGCGGTTGTCCTTGACCTTGTCGTGGTACTTGGCGGCGACCTGCTCGGCGATGGCGTCCACCTTCTCGGCGACGGCCTTCTCGACGGCCTCCCGCTTCTCGTCCTCGGACTTGTCGGACGCGCTCTTGACGCTCTCGTTGATGAGGGACTTCACGGCGTCGAGGTCAACGTCCTCGGTGTCGGCGGTGACGACCTCGGCCTCCACGGCCTCGACCGCCGCCTCGTCGTTCTTCTTCTTGATGGTCATATCAGTTGGTCTTCTTCGCCTTCAGGAGTTCCCTGACGGCGCGGTTAATCAGGCGCTTGTGCCTGTTGGTATTGTTGCCGCCCCTTGCGGGGGTTTCGACCTTTTCGCAGTCTTTCCCGGCTGGGCGCTCGCCCACTGCTTGCTTGTGCCTGATGTCGCCCTCCCCCACGCCGCCCATCACGAGGCCCTTCTGCTTCGCGAGGGCGAAGGCGTTGGCTGGGACGTTGACGCAGGAAATCTCCAGGAGGTCGTTCACCTTGAGGACGACGGTGTCGCTCTCCTGCTCCACCTCGTAGACCTCGTTGCGGAAGCCCACGGAGAACGCCCGCATGAAGCCGTTGGCGTAGAGGTTGAAAATCGTCTCCGCGAAGCCGTCGGTGTGCTCCTTCACGGCGAACACGATGTCGCCCTCAAGCTGGCCGAGCGCGTTGACGCGCAGGTTCTCGCCGCGCCCGATGGCCGGCCGGCCGTGATCGTGGCCGAACAGGATGACGGGGTTCGCGCTGAATGTCTCCAGCTTCCAGCCCGACTGGTCGATTATCTCGTCGTGCCAGTCCTTGTCGGCGGTGGAGAAGACGCCGGAGATGCGGTATTCCCCCTTGTCCACGGCCTTCACGGTGAAGGCGTGCTCCTTCTGGTATAGCTTCTGTTCCATAAGTTTAATCCTCGATGAAGGCCGGGGCGATGGCGCACCGGCAGTTAGGCTCCCCTGGCCGCTGGAGTCCGTTGCTGAACGCCTCGCCGAGCTTGACGACCTCGCCGTCGAGCGCGAGGTGCTCGTCGCGCGTGCGGTCGTCCATGGTGGCGACCCACTCCTTCGCGTTGGTCACGTCGGACTGCCGGAAGCCCTCCTCGAGCCCCTGGTTGAGCGCGTTGGTGGTCTCGGTGCGGGCGATGAGGTCGCTCCGCCAGAGGGGGAACTCCTCGAAGCGCGCGGCGACGCGTCCCGATATCTCGCCTATGCCCTCGCCCTGCGCGAGGCCCTCGGCGAGGTCGCGGCCCAGCCCCTCGACGGTGGTGCGGTTCACCTCCTCGGCCAGCTTCGCGGCGTGGGACTTTATCGCCCTCTCTATGCGCGCGGTCATGTCGAAGTCGGTCTGCGGCTCCACGAGGTCGAGGGCGTCCTCCCCCGCGCGCTCCAGTATGGAACGGAGCTCGGGGAGCAGGAAATCGACGGCGAGCGCGTCCTCCTTGTCCCTGTCGAAGATGCGGGAGACCGTGACCTTCACGGCCTTGCTCTTGAGCCTGTCGAGGGCCTTGGCGACGCGGGCCGCCTGACCAGCCGCGAACTCGTCCACCCTCGCGCGGAGGGACTTCTCGCCCTGCTCCATGCGCTTGAGGGAGAAGTCGCAGTAGGCCTTGCGGGCCTCGCCCGCGATGAGGCGGCGCGGCTCGGACTTCGCCCTCGGGGCGAGCATGGCCTCGCGCACCTCCAGCTTCGCCTTGAGCATGGAACGCCCCCTGAAGCCGAAGCGGGGGGATGCGTGGGCGCGTATCACGCGCTCGTTCTCGCGCGCCTCGTCGTCGATGGCCTTCTGCGCGGACTGGTCCAGCCCGCCTATCGGCATCTCGGCCAGCGAGCCGTAGAGCGTCCACCCGCCCTTCACGGGCGGCAGGCCCTCCATGGCGCGCACCTCGTTGATCAGGAGCCAGCGGTTCGCGATGCCGTTCGCGTAGCGGGCGAGCTTGCGCTCCTCTCCGCCCTGCGTGAACTCGACCGGCTCAATCCAGTATTCGTCCCCGAAGTCGGGGATTATCATCTCCTCGTTCATCTTCTCCCACCAGCGCGTGAGGTGGGGGCCGACGCACTCGGTGAGGAAAAGCTCCATGCCGACCTCCGCGTTGGCGCGGTTCACGTCCTCGGTGACGCCCATGGCCGACTTCGGGACGCTGAACAGGAGGAAGATGTCGTCGCGCAGGAGCCTCATGCTCTCGATGTGGTCGAGCTCCTTCGGGGAGAGGGAAATCTGCTGGTATTCCACGTCGCCGGAGAGGACGGCCACCTTGCCGTTCTTGCCCGGCCCCTGGTGCCGCCTGTTCCACCCGGCGCGGAGCTCGTCGCGGTCGTCCTTGCCGAGGCCCCCCGCCACCTTGAGCAGGGCGTCGGGCCGCGCGGAGTTGAGGAAAAGGTCGCGCTGTTCGGTGGAGGCGTAAATCTCGGTCTCGACGCGCCTCGACCCGGCCACGAGCGGAGAGAGGCCGGAAAGCTGGTTGGAAGGGTTCGGGAGCTTGACGTGGATGATGTCCTCGGTCGCGAACACCGCCCTCGTGCCGTCGTTCCTCGCGAACTCGTAGCGGGCGACCGGCTCGTCCTTCCCCGCCACGACGGTCATGCGGTCGGGACGCAGGTTCATGAGCTCGACAGGGACGCCACGCGAGTTGCGCACCTTGTAGACGAAGGCCTCCCCAGTGAGCAGGAGGTTGGTGAAGGCCATCTCGACGAACTCGCTCCGCGTCTGCGTAGGGTTCGGGCGGTAGAACAGGTCGATGACGGGGTGCGCGGTCAGTTCCTCCTGATCGCCCTTCGACCCCTTCACGCGGTAGAGGCGGAATGGGACGCTGGCCGCCTTGGTCGCGATGCGCGACACGACGGCGAAGACGTAGAGGCTGGTGCGGTATGTCTCGAGGCCCTTCGCCTCCACGCTGCCGCCCGTGAGCCGGCGCAGCAGCTCGAAGCCGCCGGAGTCGTAGGACTTCGCCCTGCCGCCGATGAAGCTCGCTATCCTCTCTCGGATGTTACCCATATGTTCACGCTAGCATTTCTCGAAAAATATCTACAACTAAAGCCACTCCACCGCCACGGGGCGAGAGGGGAAGAAGGTCAGGGCGAGGGCGTCGACGACGTCGGGGGAATGCCCGAGCCTAGCGCGCAGCCTGTCCTTGGGCTCGACGGCGAGCTTGCGGTCGCTGGCTGGCTTGGTGCGCACCTGCGGCAGGGCCTCCCACCCGCCCCTGTTCGCCTCGTCCAGCGTCCCACCCGCGTGGAGCCACTCGCGCATGGCCCACGTCATCTCGGCCTTGAGGTTCGCGAAGCTGTCGGGCGCGAGCTTGGCCGCCTCGCCCACGTTCACGGCGACGACCTGCCTGCCCTTCTCGCGGAGGCGGTCGGTGACGCCGCGCCCCACGCCGATGTCGTCGATGAAGACGTTGCGCGGGGAAATCCCGCCGAGCTTCATGTCGGCCTCGACGAGGGACACCACGCCCATGAGGTCGGGGGTCTTCCCCCGCCCCAGCACCGCCGCCATGTCCCCGAAGCGGACGGCGCGCACGGTCTCGTCGCTCCCCGCGCCCACGTCGACGCCGAGCAGGGCCTGCCCCCCCTTCGCCCTCGCCGCGCTGAACACGTCGGCCGCCGAGTGCTTGCCGAGCTTCACCTGCCCCCACGAGACGATGGGGGCGTAGCCCTCGCCGTCGGTGGCGTTCGCGTCGGGGAACTCGCAGCCGTAGAGCACCGAGAACATCGGCTTGCGCCGCGCCTCCTCGACGAACTCGGGCGTGTAGCGCCCCTCGGCGAGCAGGAGGTCGTGGTCGGCGAATATGCGGTGGTATGTCGGGTCGTCCCACGAGGCGAAGAAGTGCGAGTGCGGCGGCGCGCTGTAGAACGGGTTGCCTATCTTCACGTAGGTGGCTGACGGGCCCCTTCCCGCCATCATGCGGAAGATGGTGGCCTCGCTGTCGTCGGAGATGAGGCCGCTCTCGTCCTCGATGACTATCCCCGCTCCGTGGCCCATGGCCGCCTCAATCTTCCTCTGGCTGTTCTTCTCGTCCGTGCTGACGACGAATATCGAGCCGCCGTTGTTGAAGCGTATGCGCCGCTTGCTCTCCTCGAGGCGCAGGCGCTCGAGCCTGCTCCGCTTCTCGAGCTTCGAGAAGAATATCGGGTGGTCGCCGAGGTGCTCGATGACGTAGCGCATGATGATGAGCGCCTTCTCGCCGGAGGGGGCCACGACCGTGACCTCTAGGCCGAGCAGGGCGGTAAGCACCACGCACGCGAGGCCGACGGTCATGCTCTTGCCGGCCTGCGTCCCCATGAGTATCTGGACGCGCGGGTGTCGCCTGATCACGAGCGCGGCGAAGATGCGGAGCTGGGACTCCGTGAGGCACTCGCTGGCCGGACGCTCCCCGACCTTCAGGAGGGCGAGGACGGCCATGCAGAAGGCCCGCTCACGGCCGGACAGCGGCGGGAGCGGCGGTTTCGGGTCTAGGTTCGGCATCTGTCTTCGCTTGTTCATGTTTCGCGTCCGCGTCCTCAGCGTCCTCGTCGGCGCGCAGCTGCTCGGTGAGCGACTTGAGCGTCTCGGTCACGTCGGCAAACAGGGCCTCCCCGTCCGCGCCCGTGCTTTCGAGGCGCAGGGCGAACTCCACCTTACGCTTGCGTTCTAGGTATTTCAGCGCCATCTCCGGGGAGTCGAGCGAGCCGACCAGCGACTGCCTGGCCTTGAGAACCGGCTTGTTGCGCAACGCCTCCAATCGCTCCCTCAACCCCTCGACGCTCTCAAGCCAGTTGTAAAGGCAGGCAGGGCTGATGCCCGCGTAAAACGCGCATTCCTCCCAAGTCGCGTCGATGGCGGCGGCCTGCTCTAGCTTTAGAGAGACCTCATCGGTCAGTTTGACTGGATTTTCGACTTTCATGCCTTTTCTGCCTTACGGCTGGTGTAGTCCTCCCAGCGCTTGATTATCACGTCGCAGTAGTGTGGGTCTAGCTCGACCAGCCTCAAGGCCTTCACCTGCTCGGGGGAAAGGTCGGCCATCGTGACGGTCGGAACCTCCTTGAGACCGAGCTTAAGCGCGGCCTCGAGGCGGCAATGACCGATGATGAGGTTGCCGTCGCAGTCCACGACGAGAGGCTGCGCCCAGCCGAACGCCTCGATGGACTTTGACACCTGCTCAATCTGCTTTTTGACGTGCTTCTTGGCGTTTGCGGCGTAGGGGATGATCTCGCCGATGGGCCTGTTTTTCACTTCCATAATGTTTTGCCTCTTAACGCCTCCACCTCACGGCCCGCGCCTTCTGCGCGTCGTCCAGGAGGTCGAGCGCCTTCTCCGGCAGGACAGCGCCGGGGAAGTAACGGCGGTTGCCGACGAACACGGGCCTGCGGCAGACCGCGACCCTCCCGCACGGCTCCTCGCGCTTCGGCTCGGCCGCCTCGAATTCCGCCGCCTTCTCCCTCATGTCGGGTAGCCTGATCTCGTCGCCTGAGTGGGTGCGGATGAAGTCGAGGCCGTGCTTCACCATCATCCTCGCGGTGAAGGCGTAGGAGCGCCCGCGCATCCGCGAGTATTCCGGCGACCGGTCGCGCAGGTGGAGCACGCTCACGGAAGGGTCGTAGCCGAGCTTGAGCTTGCCCTTGTGGGAGAGGAAGTAGTCCATGTGCTCCGCGACCTTGAGGCCCTCGTCCCAGCGGCACGCCTTGAGCGCCGACGTTTTCGCGACGAAGAAGTTGAAGACGTAGTCGTAGGGGGGCCTGTCCGCTGGGACCTGCCTGAGCCTCCCGCCGTCCCTCTCGAAGCGCCCCTCGTAATGCTGGAGCCTGCCCTCTCCGAGGTCTATCGCCCCGGCCACGAGGTCCAGTCCCTCTGCCTTCAGCTTCCGGGCCAGCTTCGCCGCGTCCGTCCTCTCCGTGAAGACGAAGTCGTCGTCTAGCAGGAACACCATCTCCCTCCCGCACCCCGACACGAGGCGGTTGCGGGAGGCGGACAGCCCCGCGTCGTGGGGCATCTCGATGACATTCACGTCGTTCTTGAGGCCTGCCGCCTTGAGCGCGGGGCGGAGGGCCTCCCACGCCTTCGCGTCGAAGGACTGGTCGGCGACGGTGACGTTTGCGGTCGGGGCGAACTCGGCCACCGAGAGCAGGAGGCGCCTGAGGGCTTCCGGGCGCATGAACGTGGTCACCGCGAACTCTATCGCTTCCAGCGGGTCGTCCTGCGGGGCGGGGGTCTCCGCGCCTTCCATGCCGACGAAGTAGGCGATGCCGAAGCGCTCGAAGAAGCGGCGCTTGTCGTCCTTGCGGACGCGGTATTGGCGGTATCTGGCGTCGGCGCGGGCGTCCACCCCCTTGGGCTTGTGGATGACGACGGGGTCGGGGGAGAAGGCGGCGCGGTTCCCCGCGAGCTTGAAGTCGAAGAACCACGAGAAGTGCTCGTAGGCGACCTTTATCTCCTCGTCCCACGGGACGGCCCTCACCTTCTCGGTCCTCGCGACGAAGTAGTTGAACGTGAGGTCGGCGGGCATGAAGCGCAGGCCGCTTTTGCTGTCTGTCTTGGCGTCCTCCGGGTCGAGGGCGTGGCTCACCATCCTGCGCGGCGGGCCCTCGACGAGCTCGCTGTAGCCCTGGTAGTCGCGCAGTTTCCCGTTCTCGGTTATGCGCCCGCCGATCAGGTCGAACTTGCGGCGGGAGCGCAGGAACGCGGCCATGTCGTCGGCGCGCGCGCCGGCGTCGTAGAGGAAGTCGTCGTCGCCCACGAGGACGAACTCGGTCTCCGCCAGCGACACGAGCCTGTTGCGCGCGCGGCAAACTCCGGAGTCGAAGGGCAGGACGACGTAGCGGGCCCCGACCTCGGCGCAGGCGGAGCGCAGGCGGGCGTCAATCTCCCCGTTCTCCCCGACGATGACGCGGATGTCGGGGTAGCACGCGCGGAGCGAGCGGATGCAGGCCTCGGTGAAGCCGGGGCGGAGGAACGATATGACGATGGCGGTGACGTCGCTCATGCCCATATCTCGTCCCTGGTGAGCACGATGCGGCAGACGAGCGGGTCCTCGTCGCGGTAGCGGGCCATCCCACGGCCCTCGGAGTAGTGGATGAGGCGGTAGCCCATGGCCATGGCCTTTCTGACGAGCGCCTGCCCGTCGGTAAGGTGGCGGTCGTGGTCGCGGTAGAGCTTCGGCTCGTCCCCGACGACCCGCGACTCGGCGGCGAAGTGCCTAGGGGCGGCGCGCAGGACGGCGTCGATTTCCGCGTCAGCGACCGAGTGGAGCCAGAAGCGCGAATACACGAGGTCAGCCGCGCCGATGAGGTCGAGGCTGTCGGAGGCGCGCGCGGCGTGGGCCGACAGGTCGACGGCGGCCGGGTCTATGCCTATGGTCGCGTAGCGCGTCGAAAGCTCGCGGGTGTCCCGGCAGTTGCCGCACCCGAGGTCGACGGCGGTCTCGCCGAACAGCCCCAGCGAGAGGACGAAGCGGCAGAAGTCGGTCGGTCCCTCCGGCGCGTCGCCGTGGAGGTAGAAGGCCCTCCAGTCCTTGTTCTTCTTTCTCATGCGTTTTTGGCCTTGCGGCACAGGTGGTCGGTGCGCCAGTCCCACGACTTGACCGGCGTGCGCCAGTCGCCGTAGACGTGCGCGAGGTAGGCGGGGCCGAGCGTCCGGACCGGGACGTCGCCCATGCGCCATTCCTCGACGCCCATGACGGGGGACGGGTAGGAGTGGATTATGCGGTCGGCGAGGCCGTTCCTCCCGCCGTTGTCCCAGAGCGAGTTGGTGAAGCCCCCCGCTTCGGGGTAGATGACCATGACGTCGGTCTTGACTCCGTCGCGCATGAGGGCTATCTCGAGGCCGAGGTGCCTCATGCCGAAGACGTGTCGGATTTCCCAGCCGCGCCGTACGGCCTCGACCACGGAGTCCCATGAGAAGTCTGCCGACATCACGCCGATGTCGGTGTCGAGGTCGTGGGCCAGTATCGCGCCCTCGCGCACGACGCCGAGGGCGGTGCCGTAGGCGCAGAAGGAACGGGGGAAAATCCCCAGGAGCTCGACGACGAGCCTTTCGGCCAGTTTCAGGTCATTCATGCTGTCGGCAGGTCAACCTTCTCCTCCCACGGGAACTCGTCGCGGCCGAAGTGCCCGTAGGCGGCGGTGTTGCGGTAGATGGGGCGGCGCAGGGAGAGGCGCTCGAGGATGGCGCGCGGACGGAAATCGAAGTGCTGGCGCAGGTACGGCGAGAGGTCGCGCCCGTCACCGGCGACGGCGCGCAGCATCACCGGCTCCTCCTTTCCGATGGCGTAGGCGACGGAGACGAAGACGTTCTTCGCGAGGCCGTTGGCGACGAGGTTCTTGGCGGCGAAGCGGGCCATGTAGGCGCCGGAGCGGTCGACTTTCGTCGGGTCCTTGCCGGAGAAGGCGCCGCCGCCGTGCGGGATGAGGCCGCCGTAGGTGTCCACCATGATCTTGCGCCCGGTGAGGCCGGTGTCCGCGGCGAAACCGCCCTGGACAAACGAGCCGGCCGGGTTCACGAGGACATGGACGCCTTCGAGGTCGCCGACCGTGGGGCCGATGAGGTGCTCGACGAGCAGGCGGCGGATCTCCCCCGCCGGGACGTCCTCGCGGTGCTGACAGGAAACGACGACCGCCGTGACACGCCCGCGGTCCATCGTGACCTGCGTCTTGCCGTCGGGCCGGAGCCACGAGAAGGCCGGGCTCGTGCGGCGCAGGCTGGCGAGGCCCCACGACAGGCGTTGAGCGAGGACGACGGGCAGGGGCAGGAACTCCGGCGTCTCGGCGCTGGCGTAGCCGTACATGATGCCCTGGTCGCCCGCGCCGCCGAGGTCCACGCCCCTCGCAATCTCCGGCGACTGCTCCTCGATGTTGGTGAAGACCTCGAGCTCGTCCTCGTAGCCGACCTCGCGGTAGACGCGCAAGGCCACCTGGACCGGGTCGACCTCGGCCGCCCCGCTGATCTCGCCGCCGAGCATGAGCATGCCGTGCGAACCGAAAGCCTCCACGGCCACGCGCGCGGCGGGGTCGCGGGCCAGGTAGGCGTCAAGGATGGCGTCAGAAATCTGATCGCAGACCTTGTCGGGGTGGCCTTCGGTGACGGATTCGACTGTTCGCATATGGGAAACGGTAAATGCGTAAATATTGGCCTGTTCATCACACCAAATCTAAAAACATTTTGACAACCGTAAGTTATCCACGGGGAGGCCTTGACACTTGGTTATCACCTGTGCTACTGTAGCAACAGATAGGACTCGACACCGCCAGCGGTCACGACTGCCAGCCCTGCCGACCGTCCTACCAGCCCCGGCCATACGCCTCAGCGCGTCACTGGCCGGCGGCGCAATAGACTCAACCGTGACCCAACAAATCCGTTATGCTCAAGATCACCAGTAAAATCCTCGCCTTCATGCGCAATCACAAGGTGGACGACGCCTTCCTGTTCATCTCGATAGCCGCGATAGTTACGCTGGGCGCGTTCCTCGGCTCGGTAATCTGAAAACAACCATGCCTCAAAAAACCTACAGCCTGAAGCAAGTCGCCGAGATGTGCGGGATTTCCCGGACCGCCGCGCTCAACCGAGTGAAGAAGGGGACGATGAAGGCCCACCGCGTAGCCGGATACCTATGGGTCGTCGGGCAGGACGAGGTTGACCGCATGAGGGAGGCGGGGGAGATGAGGAACCTGATGCGCCCGCCGAAATCTTGAGGGTCCATGAGGGGACTTGACAGGAAAACGAACACCCCCTTGCGCGTTCTGCGCGAGGGGGTGTATAGTATTTTTGCAACAAAAACTATGTCTATACTCTACACCACATCACAGAGAACCGTCAAGGGCCAGCGCGATTTCGCAGTCGCGGGCCGCTGACGGTTTTTTGACAGGCAAGACACCGTGACCGGAAAGACGAAAGAAGCGGTAACAGGAGCTTTGGTTTGGACCGCTCCGTAAACTGTCCAAAAAGCGCTCGTCGGCAGGGACTATAGCCCCCGCGCTGTCCCGGCCCTGACAACGGGGGACCATCCCCTTGCCGACGAAGCCGAGAATGAACGCAACACCAGCCGTGAAATCCGGGATGCCGGAGCCGACGCCAAGATCGGTATGGAAGTTCGGCGAGGAGCGTAGCAGTTACCGTTTTACGCGAGCGACTTTACCCAATGCTTCTCACCTAGCCACCATCCCGCTTGCCTTGTGCGCAAGGGGGTGAGGGAGGGAAGTAAAGGGCCGCCTGTACCAAGATGCACGTTTTAGGGCTGTGGATAACGAGATAAAACGGCGCGCGAAAAATGCTTACCTCTGCCTAAAGTTATCCACACATAGGACTTGACCGAAACCGTGGCGTCTGCTACGATTAAATCGTTGAGGGGTGAAACTGATGGCGCAAGCCACAGGCCCACCCGCTCGCAAGCGAGGTGGTTTTTTCTTTCGGTGGGGCGCATGAGCGACTGACGCGTCTTCACCTCGCGCGGCGGTGACCGTGCGCCCCACCGAGGGAGAAAACAAAAACAAACAATGGCGGCGTCGGACGAAGCATGCTTGTCCGCCTGACGCCCGCCGCGGAGGGGAGCAGCGAGACGGTGAGCCAACGCACCGTCTCCTCTCCTCCGGGGCGATACCCCATTTTTACGCGAAGACACAAACTCATAATGCCCCGCGCCGAGGTTCGGGGAATACGCATGAGAGAACTCCCGAAAGACCACCCCTTCCGCGAGGAGGTGGCGAAGCTCGACGCGCTCGCGTCCGAGCTCGAGGAAATCGCTGGCGACGTGGGCGACTACATCAACTCGTCCCGCGAGGACGGCAAGCTCGACTTCGACGCCGAGAGTTGGGCGGGTTGCGTCCCGCTCACGCTCGGCAAAATCCGCGAACAGGTAATTTCCGAGCGCGACTCGCTCGCTAAAGCCTTCGCCCTATGACCTGCGCCTGTTTCCTCCGCCTCGTCGCCCGCGTCCGAAACGCGCGGTGGCGCATGGACGGCGACATGGTGAGCGTCACCTTCGAAATATGAAGACCTACACCGTCTTCGCCATCGTGGACGCGCGGCCGATGCTCCTGACGCCGACCGGCGACGCCCCGCGCGTCAAGGCCTCCACCCTCCCCGCCGCCTTCCGCCGCGCCGCCGCTCTCGTGAAGGCCAAGTCCCGCCGAGGCTCCAAGCGCTACGTCATCACCCTCCAGGAACTATGAACGCCGTCACCAAGGCCTCGCCCCTCACGCGCGGCCAGTCGCAATACCTCAAGTCGCTCCTGCGCGATCACCACCTCGTCATCGCGAAGGGCAAGCACGACATCGCTTTGGAACATTCCCACAGGGCTCACCAGCTTCTCTGCGAGAGGCTGACCGTCGCCGACGCGCGGACGCTCATCTCCCGCCTCGCCGACATCGGGGAGACGCGCTGGGGGACACGCTACATAGGAGTCGGCCACCGTCAGGCGCACGGGGTGCTCAAGGAGTGGGGCGTCGAGGTCATCAGCGACGAGGAGCTCGCCCACCTCATCGACAGGGTCGAGGGGCGGACAGTAGACCTGCCGTAAAACCCATGTTCACGCCTAAACAGGAAGAGGTAATCGACTTCACCGCCGAAATCTACAAACCCTCAGAAAAACCTATGAACGAAGACACGCAAATTCAGAACGCCACCGCCGCCGACGCCTGGGAACAGATGATCGCCGCGCAGGAGGCAGAGGCAGGGCCGTCCATGCCTACGCCGGCCACGCTCAAGCTCCACGGCAACCTCGGCCAGTTCAACGTCATCCGCCGCGTCGAGAAGGAGAGCCAGTTCTCCAAGGTTATCGGCGACAGCCTCAAGGTCGTCATCCTCGCCGTCCGCTACCTCGCCAAGTGGAAATACGAGGAGAAGGCCCCCGTGTCCGTCATGACCCGCGAGTTCGCCGACTTCAACGACCCCGTGACGCTCCTCACCATCGACAACCTCAACCGCGACAACGAGGCCAGCGAGCGGGTCTACCGCTCCTACGCCGACTTCAAGGCCGACGTCGTGACGACGGACAAGATCACCCAGAAGGTCAAGTCTCCCTTCGACCTATACGTCTCGCTCTACGTCCTCGTCCCCGCGCACCGCGAGGTCTTGACCGACAAGGAGGGCAAGGAGGTCGGCGAGGCCTTCGAGGTTCCCTCCTCCGTCATGCGCCTGCGCGTGAAGGGCGACGGGCGGAGCAACTTCTTCGACGCGAAGCTCCCGCGCGCCGTCTCCTCCGTCGTCGTCGAGGTCGGCGCGGAAAAGAAGGAAAGCCCGCAGAAGGACAAGGACGGCAAGGCGCTCACCTACTTCGCGGCCACCTTCGAGGTCGTCGGCGACGTGCCGACCGACAAGCGTTCCGTCGTCCTCTCCGCAATGGGCGACCTCAAGGCGTGGATGGGTTTCTACGAGGCGAAACGCTCCGGCGCGGCCCCCGCGATTGCCGCCTCCGTCGCCCGCCCAGCCCTGCCTCCCGCTACGTCTTCCGACGAGCCGCCGCTTGAGGACATGGAGCCTGACTACACCCGCAAGGACGAGGAGGAAATCAAGATTGAGGACATCCCGTTCTAGATATGGCCGACACCATCACCGGAAACTGCTACGGCTGCGGGCTAGAAATCGACTACGACCCGCTCGTCGAGGGCCCTCGCTACTGCGACGACTGCCGCCCATGCGACGACGGCGCCAAACAGGAGGATAAGGCCGTGGTGGCCTTCGAGGTCACGGGACCCACCGCCGAGCTCGTCGAGGTGGCCCGCAAATGCGAGCTTCCCGAGGCGGAGACGAACCACCTCATGGCGCAGTTCAGCGATTACATCGTCGAGGCGTCGAAGCTGTGCGAGGAGGCGAAGGGACTCGTCGTCACCGACGCACGCGACGTCGAGACGATTAAGAAATGCCACAGGATCAGGATGGCGTTGCGCAGGGTCCGCACTGAATCCGAGAAAAACAAGACCGTCCTGAAGGTGAACGTCCTCCGCACCGGCCGCGCCATCGATGGCGCGAACAATATCGTGAAGGCCATCACCGAACCGACCGAGGATTACTGCGAATCGCAGGAGAAGTTCGCCGAGAGGCAGGAGGCCGCGGCCCTCGCCGCCATCAAGGCGGAACGCGACGCCTTCCTTGCCCCCTTCGTCCCGGACATCTCCGTCTACGTGACCGAGAAGATGACGCCGGAGGGGTTCGCCGGGCTGCTGGAGTCCTCCAGGGCGGCCTACGAGGCCCGCGCGGAGGCCGAGCGCGTCGCGGCCGAGAAGGCCGAGGCGGACAGGAAGGCGAAGGAGGAAGAGGACGCCCGCGTCCGCGCCGAGAACGTCCGGCTCAAGGCCGAGGCCGACGAGCGCGAGAGGGAGGCCGCCGCCGCCCGCGCGTCCGCCGCCAAGGCCGAGAAGGAACTTTCCGACCGCAAGGCCGACGAGGAGCGCCGCGAGGCGGAGCGCGTCAAGGCCGAGTCCGACAAGAAATACAAGGACTGGCTCGCCGCCAACAAGTACGACGAGAGGTACGACCGAGTCGTCGTCTCCGGCAACCGCGCCCGCCTCTTCCGCCTCGTCGCCGAAATCGAACTCTAGCCACCGCCCCCATGCCTCCCGAGAAGTCATGCGTAACCGTCTCCCTCGCCGCGACCGTGCGGCGGGGGAGGTCGGGGAGCCTAAACGAAAAAACATGAGCGATAACGACACGGTCAAAATCTTAGACGCCGAAACAGCTAAATCTGATACGCAGGAGAATGAAGATGACTACTTCGCCTTACGCTCGGCGAGTGAAGGAGACGATACGATTCTCCAGGTCCCTTCCGAGATGGTGAAGTTCGAGTCGCGCGCGGGCGGGGCGCTCCGCATGGTGTTCGACTCGCAGGAGAACATCCCCCCGCAACTGCTGTCGTCAATCGTGGAGCACAAGGGCAAGACAGGCTGGCTGTGCTTCCTCCCGTCGAGGGAGGCGAGGCCGGCAATCAATCCCGAGGACGTCGTCGACTTGCCGTCCATCCCGCCGAAGGACGAGGGCGAGAAAAAAACGCCGTCCCAGCGCCTCCACGCCGTCCTGTTCCTGCTCTGGAAGGAGCGGGGGGAGCCGACTAAGACCTTTGACGAATACTACCGCTCCACGATGGAGCAGTTAATCGAGGCTTACAAGGCGAAGTTGCCTAGCCCATGATCATGACCACGAAACCACAGGAGATAACAGGCGAGGGCCTCGCCGCCCTCGACCTCGGCCGTCCCACCGCCAAGTGGAGCATGGAGATGGCGTCGAAGGCCCTGCGGGGCATTCAGCGCGCCCTGACGTCAGGGCAGGGCAGGAGCGAGGTCGCTTCCCTCGTCTACGACGCGCGGGGCCACGTCAAGGACGCCCTCACGGCGGTCAAGAGGTGGAAGCCGGAGACGCGCGAGGAACTGACGCGCCGCGCCGTGCGGCGGGTCGGGAGGGGGCGCGTATGACGCATTGCCCCGTCAGCGAGTGCCGCGCCCCGCTCCCCACGCGGCAGGCGCAGGAATACGCCGAGAGGTGGGGCCGGTGCGAGCAGTGCGACGCCCTCGCCGCCATGCGCGGGGAGCTCACGGGGGCGGAGATAGCGGAGCGCGAGGGGCGGGAAGACCCGCCGCCGCCCACGGCCAAGAGGCAGAAGCGCGAGACGACCCCATGGAACGCGGCGCTGGCCGACTGACCTATGCCCCGCACCTGCGAGAAGTGCCGCCTGAACCTAGACAGGTATGGGCGCAACGCCCTCATCGTCAACGTCGGCGGGAGGCCGAGGACGTTCTGCTCGGTGAAGTGCTGCGAGGCGGCGCTCTCCGGCGAGAGGAAAAAACAAAACTATGAACATCAACCAGAGGAAGCTGACGCGCGTTGAGGCCAAGCGGGAGGGGGACAAGGTCCAGCTTGTGGTGATCTTGCCCTCCCGCATGAAGGGAGGCTACGCGGAGCTTGAGCCGAAGGAGGCCATGCGCCTCGCGAGGGAGATAGAGGGCGCCGCGCTCGCGGCGTTCAGGGAGATATGAGGCGCGCCACCGAGCGCCCGCCCGTCCCGACCGAGCACGCCGAGGCAGTCGCCTTCCGCGAGTGGCTCGATACGCAGGTCGCCCTCGGCAACGTGCGCCGCTACACCCACCTCGCGCAGGAGACCTTCACGAGGAGCTGGGGGACGAAGCGCAGGAACCACCTCGAAGGCGTGCGCCCCGGCTTCCCGGATTACTGCGTCGTCGTCGGTAAGGGCGACGGCGTGACCGGCCTCGTCTTCGTCGAACTGAAGCGCCCGCGCGGCCCGCAGGGGGGCGCGAACGGGACGCGGCTGTCGGACGAGCAGGTTGCGTGGCTCCGTGACCTTAACCGCGTGGGCGACGACTGTCATGCCGCCGTCTGCTATGGGTCCGGTGAGGCGATTGACTTCGTTAAAAAATTCCTATGACCGAAGCGCAAAAGCTACTTGAGCAGGAGCGGCTGGCCGACGCGATCAAGCAAAACGTCGCCGCCGCAGTCAAGAAGAACGACGAGGAGTTCGCTGGCTACGTCTCGCGGACGACGGCGAGGAAGGCGACAGACGCGGCGTGAGGCGACCCCCAAAGGTCGGGGGCCGCTCGGAGGGGTGACGGAAGATAGACGTTACGTTACCCAATTCAGTTCCATGTGCGTAGGGGGACGAATCCCGAACATGACGGGGACTCCGAACATGATGGAAAGCTAGGTGGAGACTGGCCACCAAATGCGGGGTGTAAATCCCCGCCCCCTCCGAGAGGCCCCAAGACCAACAGGCCGGATTAACGGCCTAGATTAAATAAAGTATGGGATGGGAAACGAGATACTTATCATCTTAAAGGAAAAAAAGCAAATCCTCAACAGGTTCACTCAAGCGGTGCTGTTCGAGTATGAGGGGAACCTCAAATACGCGGACCTCAAACACGCGAACCTCAAAGGCGCGGACCTCGAAGGCGCGAACCTCGAAAGCGCGAACCTCAAATACGCGAACCTCGAAAGCGCGGACCTCGAAGGCGCGAACCTCGAAAGCGCGGACCTCGAAGGCGCGAACCTCGAAGGCGCGGACCTCAAAGGCGCGGACCTCAAAGGCGCGAACCTCGAAAGCGCGAACCTCGAAGGCGCGAACCTCGAAGGCGCGGACCTCGAAGGCGCGGACCTCGAAGGCGCGGACCTCGAAGGCGCGAACCTCGAAGGCGCGGACCTCGAAGGCGCGAACCTCGAAAGCGCGGACCTCAAACACGCGAACCTCAAAGGCGCGGACCTCGAAGGCGCGAACCTCGAAGGCGCGGACCTCAAAGGCGCGGACCTCAAAGGCGCGGACCTCGAAGGCGCGAAGACGGCCTACGCCAATGTTAACTTCTCGCCCTCCGAAAAACAGCAGGCCCTCCAGTTCGTCGATGGGCTGGACAAGTAGCCCCACACACATAGCCTTTTAATGGCCGATTAAGGCC